GGGTCCGAGTTTTACTTTTCGCAACTTTTTCACATCTAAAGCACCACTCATGGAGGGAGAGCAAGACGCAGAACGAGCAACGGGTCACACACTGATCCACCTGTCAGACCTTGCCCGGATCTGCAAGACAGACCACCGGGATGTGTCTGCCGTGATGATTGATGACGGCATTGATCACAAGGACGGGCCGCGCAGGGCCAAGCTTTATCCATTGTTTAAAGCAGTTGGCGCACTGGTTTCACGCAAGGGGCAGCAGACTGCCATTGAGCAACGCAACATCCAGGATGCCTTACTGAAAGAGGCTCAACGCAAAAAGCTAGAGCGTGAGTGGATACCACTGCCAGAGGCCAGACACCTTGCAGCCCGGATTGCGTCAATCACTTGTGAGATCATTGAGGGCAGTGACCTAGACCTTGATGCTCAGAACCTGCTCAACAAGAGGATCAAGGATGCAATGGATGAGGGACTTGAGGAGGATGCTAATGATTGATTTAGCGAACACAACCCACCCAATCACGGTGGCTTATGGGGGGGGGGTGAATAGCACTGCCATGTTGCTGGGTTTCCGGGACCGGGGCATAAAGCCTGCATTGATCACCTTTGCAGACACTGCTGGTGAGTTTCCGCACACTTACAAGCACGTTGAGGAAATGAGTAAAAGGTGCCAGGACTGGTGGGGTATTGGCATTGAGACAGTCCACAAACTCTATCAAGGCAAGTTTGAGGGTCTTGAGGGTGACTGCCTGCGGAAAAAGACCTTGCCGTCTTTGGCCTTTGGCAGAAAAGCCTGCTCAATGAAATACAAGGTTGAGCCTCAGACCAAGAGACTCAAGGCTTGGATGGATGAGCAAGGGGTCAAGACTGTCATCAGGTGCATTGGGTATGATGCAGGAGAGGGTCACCGGGCATTGTCTATCAAGGAGGAGGACCATAAAAAGGGGCGCAAGGCAATCCATGTTTTCCCCTTGGTTGATTGGGAATGGATGAGGGCAGACTGTTTGGCAATAATTAACAAACACGGCATAACCTCACCCGGCAAGTCTGCCTGTTTTTACTGTCCCGCAAGCAAGAGGTCAGAGGTCATCAACCTCAAGGACTATCACCCGGACTTACTAGAAAGGGCCTTAAGGATGGAGGACCAGGCACAGGAGACCATGAGGCAAAACCGTGGTCTTGGTGGTGAGAATAACTTGTGGCGGGATTGGGTAAATATGGATGATGCGCAAGGCAGACTCCTTTTGGATTTAGAACCTCACCACCCACCTTGCGGGTGTTATGACGGATGAGCAACCGGGCAGAATATTCCCAGCAACTCCTGGAGGCATGGCAAGGAGGCTTGAGGGCAGAACCCCGGTTGCCGTTTGAGCAATGGGCAGAGTCTCACATCAGGAACGCAGACGGGACCCCCTTTGTGTTCAGGCCCTACCAGATCACACCGGCAGCAGACTTACTGAATCCACGCATTGCCTCAGTTGCCTTGCGGATGTATTCCGGCGCAGGCAAGACCTATCTCTTTGCCGTTGCTTATGCTTTTGCCATTGAGCAACTCAAGCTAAAAATTGGCAAGATGTTCCCGGCAGAGAGTCTGTCTGCTGATTGGTTCTTTAAGAAACTCATGCCCATCCTCAATGAGTCACCGATTGTGTCAGCACTGCCAATGATCAAGGACAACGCACTATTCAAGGCATGGGAGAACGGGGCAGAGATCACCGGGGTTGGGGCCAATAGCGCAGGCAGGATCAGGACCCTGGAGGTTGATGTTGCTGATGCTGATGAGATTGATGCCATCACATCAGAGGCAACTGATGAGGGTGACAAGTTGGCGGCGTTTCTGCGCAGGACCCGGGGACGCAAGAGGCAGCACCATTGGCTTGCCTCATATCCAAGCATCAAGGGGGGCAGCAAGATAGATGCAGCCTTTGACCAGACTGATGGGTGCGTCTGGTTCTTTGACTGCCCCAAGTGCAATGAGGCGCAAGCATGGCATCCCAAGCATATTGTCTGGCCTGCCGGTCAATCCCATCTTGCCCAGGTTGAGTGTCCTAGTTGTGCCGCCACCTTTGGAGACTTAGAGCGCAAGGAAAGTTGTGAGCAAACCGGGCATTTCCGCAACCGGGATGGTGAGAGGGTTGAGCCAGGTGACCTGCCGGATGAGAAATATGGGGGGCGCAGAGGGTATCACCTCAACTGCATGGCACACGTTGGGGACCATGCTGACAAGTTCCCGGATTATCTGGTTGAGGTTGCTGCCTCATCTGATGCTGCCAATGCGAGCGAAAACCCCAAAAAAGCAAGGAGGGTGCTGATTAATACACTCTGGGCTGAGAGTTATGAGGAGGAATATGAGACTAAGGCAGACCCAGAGGGATTGCTTGCGGACCGGGAGGACTATGACCCGGCTGATCAACTCCCGGAGGAGGTAACCAGGTTGTGGGGTGGTGCTGATGTTAACGGCAAATTCATTGCAATCATTGTCATTGGCACAGGTCCATCAGGCATCTGGGGCATCAACTACACAGAGATTCAAGGCAGGTGGGACTCTCCAAAGACTTGGGTTGCTCTGACTAAGTTTCTGCGCAGGAGGTGGCCGCACCCATCCGGGGCAATGCTCAAGATGCGTAAATTCTTTATAGATTCCCGCTTTCAGAAAAACACCGTCCAAACCTGGACCCGAGCAAACCAGAGCAAGGGGGTCATGGCAGTCATGGGGTCACCGCAGATTGGTGCGCCTGCACTGGACAAGATCAGAGTGGATGCCGCCACAGGGGCAAAGCGCATGACCCTGGGAGTCTCTGAGCTAAAGGATCAAATCTATGACCTGCTTGACCCGGAGGTTGAGACCCCAACAAGTGTCCATTTCACCAATGCCTATGAGGACGGGGTTGAGATGTTTGGTCCTGAGTTCTTTGATGGTCTACTTGCAGAGGAGCGCGACACCAAACGAGCAAGAGATGGCAGGGTTGTATCTCATTTTATCCACCCAGAGGGTGCGCCTAGGAATGAGCCACTTGACTGCCTTGCCTATGCAATCGCAGCTTTCAAGTCTGACAAGATGACTGAGGAACGTGCTGCCTCTGAGGTTGAGAGGCTGGCAGGAGGAGGTGACAAGGACAAACCCAAACCAAGACCGCAACCCCCGGTGACCGGGATGGGACGGCAGGCAGGTGGTTGGTTGTGATATTGTCCCACAGAGGATTTTTAGCAGACAGCGATCTGGAGGGTTATGAGTTGCTGGCTCTTGATATGCTGCGCACATCTGCCACCCTGATCAAGACGGCGCAACGGTTGGGGCATCTAACCCCCGACTTGCGCCTCACCTCAAAACCCATCAAGCCCAATAAGCTTGGCAAGGTTGCGGGGTTCCAGTCAGGGGTGGTGTCAGGACCTGCTGACATCTTGGCAGAGGTTGCCTTTTGGAGAAATGGCGGCGCGGCAAGGTGTGCAGAAATATTGGGGTTAGCCAATCCTGATCCTGGATACCTGTTTGATCTGTTCCGGGGGTCAATGGAAAGGGAGAGGCTCAACAACCTTAAAGACCCCCCGCTTTGGGGGCAAGCCGGTAGGGCCATTAATAACCAACAGAGGCATGAAAGGGTGTTGGCGAGGCAACAGGCGGCTAAAAAGGCAAGGCAGGAAACTAAGAGAAAGGAGAAAAACTCAGGCAAAGGAGGGAACCCCGGCAGGTGATGTCTCACCCTATCCTTGATGCGTGGGGGGGTTAAGTTTTTGCAATGGCTATAGAGACTGGCACAAATGTCCCCACAAAGTTCAGGGCAGGAGACACCACCAAGTGGGTGGTCACTTATGGAGACTACCCCGCAAGCACCTGGTCCCTGATCTATTATTTCAAGCGGCCCGGTAATGACACCATTGATGTCACTGCCACTGCCTCCTCTGATGATTTTGCCGTCACTCTCACCCCCGAGGACTCAACGCAATTCAAGCCTGGTCGTTGGTCTTGGTTTGCCCGCGCCGAAAAACAGGGGACCGGTGCGATTGTTGCCGGGGAGGGTTCAGTGGATGTGTTGCCTGACCCGTCTGCATCCCTTGGGGGTGAGAGCTTTGCAGAAAAGGCACTCGTGCTGGTTGAGGCATCCCTTGCCGGCGACCTTGTAAACGCGCAAGAGTCAATCAGCGTTGCCGGGGTGGACATCACCAAGATGGGGATCTCTGAGAGGTTTGCCTTGCGGGATGATCTCAAGTCTGAGGTCCAGAGAGAGAGAACCCGGCAGAGGCTTAAGGAGGGTTCAGACTTACCCGGCAGGCATGGGTTGCAAATCAGATTTAAATAAATGGCAAATCCACTCAAGGCAATTGGCAAGATTTTTCAAGGCAAGCGCGGCAAGCGCGGATATTCAGAGTTATCTGCCGCAAGGCTACTCTCTGACTGGGTTCTCAATGATGATGATGGCAACAAGCGCATCTCTCAGCACTTGGGTCACATGCGGCGAATGTGCCGTGACCTGGCCGAAACCAACAAGTATGCCCAGAGGTATCTGGACCTGCGGGTGACCAATGTGGTGGGGCCTGATGGGTTTAAGTTGCAATCCCGGGTAATGGACAAGGCAAGGGTTGCTGATAATTACGCAAGGCGCATCATCGAGGAAAAGTGGGCCAAGTGGAAAGCTCCACAACTTTGCAGTCCCGGTGGCAACCAGCATCACAATGACATTGACCGATTGCAGGAGAGGTCTATAGGCACTGATGGTGAGGTCTTTATTGTTGTTTATCCCGGCTTTAACAACAAGCACAGGTTTGCCATCAGGACCCTTGAGCCTGACTTTTTCAGCCATGATCTCAATCTTGAACTAAAGAACGGCAACAGGATTGTGATGGGCAAGGAACTGTCCCCGCAAAATAAGTGCGTTGCCTATTGGCTTAACGGTGAGCATCCGGGGGGCATGTTCAAGCAGTATGCCGGCGCAAAACGCTCAAGGGTTCCCGCCCTCTCAGAGTTCCTTGAGGATGTCCCGGGCATCCCCAGCAAGTCAGGCTACATCCTGCACCAATTTACACCCCGGAGACCAGACCAGCAGCGGGGCATCAGTGACCTTGTGGCCTGCGTCGAGTCTCTGCGCCACCTGGACCGCACTGAGGAGTCACACCACGTTGCCGCAAGACTTGCCAGTTGTGCAGTGTTCCAGAGGGTTGATGAGAACGCGGATGAGTGGGATTATGAGGAGAGTGAGAGGTTTGCTGATCAGATGCAGATCACTCCGGGGTTTGCTCTCAAGTCAGGTCTGGGACGCAAGTGGGAGATCCTGCAACCGCAGTTTCCCAACACAGCACTCCCTGACCACGCCAAGCAGACCCTGCAATCTTGCGCATCCTCCCTGGGCGTATCTTATGCCGGTCTGAGTGGAGACCTGGAGGGGACAAGTTATAGCTCAGGCAGGTTGGGGTCACTCTCTGAGCGTGACGGGTGGAAAACTAAGCAGGATGAGGCAATCAATGGCCGGGTGCGCCCAATCTTTGAGGCATGGTTGCGCACACAATTGATGTTCAACCAACTTGGAGGTCTGAAACTTGAGGAGGAGCAAAGGTATAGGGCATCACATTTCCAAGCAAGACGGTGGGATTGGATTGATCCGCAGAAAGACTCTGCCGGCAAAAAGAGTGACCTGGACATGAAACTCACAAGCCCACAAAGGGTGCTGGCTGAGAGGGGTCTTGACCCGGAGGAGGTGCTGAATGAGTGGGCAGAGTATGAGCAGATGATGCAGGCCAAGGGTCTTGATATGCCGGAATTTAAGGCAGAGACCATTGCCACAGAAAATCCCCCCCTATCCAACACCGTTAAAAATGGGAAACTTTAAATAATGGACACTGGGAAACTTTAAATAATGGACACTGAGAAACCAGAATTTTTCAAGGATGGGCAGACCTTGCCCATGCAATACCGGTCACTTGAGATCCGACAGGATGACATCAAGGATGAGGACCGGAGTGTTGCGTTGTCCTTTAGCTCAGAGGAACCCGGGCAGAGGATGCAGGGCCTTGAGATACTGGACCACAGCAGAGGTGCAGCCAGGATGGAACGCATCAACAACGGTGCGCCTTTGCTCTGGAACCATGACCCGGATGAGCAAATTGGGGTGGTGGACATGGCAACCATTGGTGATGACAAGAGAGGTCATGCCGTGGTCAGGTTTGGCAAGGGTCCAAAGGCTCAAGAAATTTTTCAAGATGTGAAAGATGGGATCAGACGACTGGTCTCATTTGGTTACAGGATACATGAGGTAACTGATGCAGAGCGCAGCAAGGAGGGGGAAAACTCCTACCGCGTGACTGATTGGGAACCTTTTGAGATCAGCCTTGTCTCTATTCCAATGGACACAACTGTTGGGGTAGGTCGAGCCGGGGACTCAGGTGACAACGTGGTGCGCCTAGTCCATACCGAAAACGCCGCACAACTAAAATCTAATTTTAAACAGGAGGGCAATAAAATGTCTGAATCTATAAATAACGAAACAGAGACCCGGAACACGGCAGAGGCAGCGCCTCAAGTCTACGTCCCGAGTCAGTCCGATAAGGACAAGGTGCGCAAGGATGAGATCAACCGGCAAGCCGGCATCAGATCCCTTGGCAAAAAGTTTGGCTTTGATGAAAAGGCTGAGAGTGCAATTGAGAATGGGACTGACCTTGAGTCATTCCGCAGGAGTGTCACTGACACCTGGGAGGCACCAAGTGCTGAGATTGACCCCAAGGGGTTGGATCAGGCAGTTGGTCTTGACGCTAATGAGCGCAGGTCTTTCAGCGTGGTTAAGGCAATACGTGAGATCAAGAGTGGTCAGGGCCTGAGTGGTCTTGAGCGTGAGGTTGCCGTTGAGGTTGCCAAAAATCTTGGCACATCTCTTGGCGGCAATGAGTTCTTTATCCCGGCAGAGTTTGGGACAAGAGCAGACCTTGAGGTAGGCACTGACTCAGAGGGTGGCTACACGGTCGCCACTGATGTTGGTGGTCTCATTGATAAACTTGATGCACAACTTGTCACAACTGCACTTGGTGCAACCAGACTGACCGGTCTGCGTGGCAATGTGAATCTGCCTAAAATGACTGGTGGGGCAACTGCTGACTGGATTGATGAGGAGGCTGCAATTACTGCATCTGCTCAGACCTTTGGTCAATTGGCACTGACTCCCAAGCGCTTGAGCGTTAAGACAATCTACTCAGATCAGTTGGTCAATCAGTCCAGCTTGAGCGTTGAGAACATTGTCAGGGATGACCTGATCAAGCGCGAGGCACTTGCGTTGGATCTTGCTGCTCTTGATGGTCCAGGCACAGGGGATGCACCAATTGGTGTGTCTGCCACATCCGGGATTGATGCATCTGTCACTTTTGGTGGCGCACCTACATATGCTGATTATGTCAACATGTGGGCTGCCGTTATGGCTGAAAACGCACCGCAAGAGAACCTTGCCTTTGTGACATCCAGTGCATCAATTGCTGCTGGTTTAGCTGCTGCTGCTGATGCTGGCAGTGGTCAGTTTGTCATCAAAGAGGCACCAGGTGGTGGTTTCTCCACAATGGGTCTGCCGGTTGTAATGTTCAACCAAGCTCTCACCGTTGCCAACCAGGTCCTGTTTGGGGCATGGTCGGAGTTGGTGGTTGCAAGTTGGGGATCACGCCGCGTGACCGTGGACAACATCAGTCTTGCTGGATCAGGCCAGATCAGTGTAACAACCAATTCATTCCATGACATTGGGTTGCGCCATGCTGAGTCTTTCGCCAAGTCTACTGACTCTGGAGCGCAGTAAATATCACGGGTGCAATAGCATCCTAAACAATTAGCGGGGTCCCTCTTAACCGGGGGACCCCGCATTTCTTAAAGTTTCAAGATTAAAGGAAAATGAAAATCGTAATCATAAAGCAAACCTCATCCGGCAGGGAGATCTTTGAGGCATCAGACAAACCCATTGAGGTTGATGACAAAATTGGGGTTGATCTAATCGCAGCACAAAAGGCAATCTCTGCCGATGATGCACCTGCACCTGCGCCCAAGAAAAAGGCCAAAAAGAAAAAGGCAAGTGAGTCTACAGAGTGAGGTTGAGTCTGCCTTTAAAGAGGCAGCAAAAGTCAACTCTGGCAAGCTTACCCTGGGTGAGCGCAACCCGGTTGATTGTCTCTTACCTGATGGCATTGAGAGGACCGGTGAGGAAAGACCCGGCAGGTATCGCAACAGTGTGTCTGCCAACCTCTCTGCACTCAAGACTGACCTAGGCAACCCACCCCAACAGGGTGAACGGGCAACCCTTGAATTTCAGGGGGATACCTTTGAGGTCATTGTCTCACCGGATGATGATCTCACTGAGACGGGTGGGTCTCTTTACTCATTCACTGTCACCACCGGATAAATGGAGTTTGCAGATTTCCAGACAATGTGGGAGCAGAGACTGCTGGAGGTGGCAAAACCTTTCCTTGATCCTGCCCCTGATCTTATTGAGGGCAGTGGTCTGGCTGAGTATGCAGACGGGTCCACACTTGCCGTGGTTGTTTCCCCTGGTGCAGAGTCACCTGCCCGGTCTGGTTTCTACAATTGTGACATCATTGCAGAATATGACTATTTAAAGGCCACAGACCCGGAGGTTGTTAGCCAAAGCTGGGGGCAGATCCTGGAGGCTTATGGGGACGGACGCAATGGAGGTGATCCACTCAGATCACGGTTGTCATCAGGGTCTCTTGTGGTGGCATCTGGCATTGATGCCGTAGATTATAGTAGAGGGTGGACCAATGAGCCAAGTGCCGGAGTCTATCAATTTTCATTCTCTGCCCACCTTGGAATCAAGCCAGAGGTGGGTGCTTGATTTTTACCCTATCTCATAACCCTTGAACCATTACTTTAAACTATGGCAACACCAAGCTACGTAGGGGTCGGGATCAACGACACAGATGTCACCATTGGAGCAGAGTCAGATGAGTCGGGTGTCCTCTTAGGGGATCTCTCGTATGATCTGCAAAATGATGCAGTTGAGTTCAGGGACCGATATTCTGGGCGCATAGGCTATGCCGTCAATCATGATGCCGCCATTGTTCTGAGCTTAAGCGGATGCACAGTGACTGATAAAGACGGTGGACTCAATGTGTTGACATTCACTGCCGCGGCCTCTGTCACCAATGCTGACTTTTTTGCAGCTACCGGGTCCACTTACAACGGCCTTGACTTTGCTGCTGCCGAAACACGCCTTGCCTCAGTTTCTGGATCACAACCACAAGGTGGTGCAAGGACGGTTGATATGACTTTCGAGCGCCCCATCGGCTTTAATATAGCTTAACAAAACCCAACCCACCCGGGGGGGCAGTTGCCCCGGTAGAATCAAAAGAATATGGCAAGTAATAAGCCACCGCAGAGTGGAATTATGGTCCCGTCTGAGTTGGCGGGAGGGTTTAGTGAGACCAAGCAGACTGAGGAGGTTGCTGTTTGTCGCGCTCTAGGGGTCGAGTTGGTCCCGGGCGCAGAGGTGCGGCGGGAATATTCCAAGACCAACCCCTACAATAATGGCAGACCCGAGGTGGTCTTTTGCATGAATGGTGCGTCAAGCACCTGGCAACACCAACCTCAAGGCGCAACCGGCAACCCAACACCCCTGCCAACAAATGCAATCAGGCAGGCATACCAGTCCAAGAGTGGGGAACCTGTCGCCAAACTTGATGACCTGGTTGAGCAAATTGACAACAAGGAACTAAAGGCACAGATCAATAATGTGCTGCCCTTGGCCTATGCTGCCTATGGGCGGGCATTTATGGAGGCAAGGCGGGACTGCATGAGGATCATAAACACAAGCCCGGAACACATCACAGGTGTTGCCCGGTCCGGGCGCAAATACAACGTAAACCGCAATGCCCGGGACTTTGCCAAAAGAATAGGAATAGAATGAGCCAACCAGCAGTAATTGAGATTGATGAGGCAGCAGAGGAGGCTGCAAACCTAGCATATGAGAGATCAGAAACCTACTCCTGGCAGGGGCAACCGGTCAAATGGTCCCGTGGACATAACTGGTTGTGGTTGTCCATTATTCGCAAGGCAGACTTTGAGATTGAGCAGGATGCACTGGCAGTGGTTTGGGTTGGCAGGATGGATGCTGATGATCTCAAGCAATGCCGGCGGGATTTGCGCAAGGACCCAACTGTTGTGATTGAGGAGGTTGATGACTTTATCAATGGGTTTGATGTGCAGGGGCCAGAGGTGGGTGATGCCATTGAGATTGCCAACCAGATCTTTATTGACCGCAATGCCTCATCAAATGACATCAAGGCTGATGGGGAGGACGGGGCAACAGATGCCCCAAAAAAGTCAGCACAGATGCCGGGTATATTTACCACATCCACAGAGCAACAGGATTGACCCCGCATGAGATCATCTATGAGTTGCCCTACGCACAGGGATTGCAGATCATGAGCCTGAGACTCTTTGAGATTGGCAACAAGTTCCTAGGCCCTGACCTGGAGGAGGGCGCAAGCTTTGACGAAATTGCCGGGTATGTTTAACAGGGTTAAAAAGATCAATGGCAAGATGCCCAGACCAAAGGTGATCTATGTGGATGTTGATAACACCCTATTCATCAACAACCGGGTCAACTCTGCCCTGGTCAGGTGGATCATCTTAAAAGCAATTGATGGCTATGACATCAACGTCTGGTCCATGCGAGGTGAGGAGGCAGCAGAGGAGGCAGTTGAGCAGTGCAAGTTGACGGGTGTGGTCAATGCCTGCCTATCTAAGCCCGGGATAATCGTGGATGATATGGGGTGGGGGTGGACTAAATACACCAAAAGCATCCCTCCCCTTTAAGATGGCTAACACTAAAGATGACATCATTCAGTGCATAACTGATGTTCCTTATTACAATGAGGTGCTGGTGCTGTATGGTCAGGCCCGCAATAAGACGCACAACGAGGTTGTGACCAAGGCAGGTCAACAAGCCAACTTTCATGCAGCCATGTCTGAGAATCGTGGGGGCGCACCAAGGGCAAAGATTAATAAGGGCATCCTTTCTGCTGCTTATGATCCCGCAAAGTGGAAAAAGCAGAGCAAATCCAAGACCGGCAAGACTAGAAAACTGACAGGCAAGCAATCTGCTGCCAATGCCAAGAGAGCTTATTTTTTCCGGTTGGCATCAAAAAGAGGGGCAAGGAAAGGCAAGAGGCAATCAACCATCGTGGTCTCACCAGGGACCAAGCCTGTCAAGGTGGGCAAAAAGGTCAAAGGGGTTGAGGGGAACCGACCACTGACCAAGGCGGCTGCAACGATACGCAACCGCAGCAGGTCAAGACGTGGCGCAATTGCTGCCGGGTTTCTACAATCGGCAAGACGTTTGGGACTAAAGAGCAAAGGACCCAAGGACGCGCAACCATCTCCCGGGGGAACTGCTGCCAGATCAAAAGGGACCAGGGCAACCAACAACATCAAAGCGCACTCAATAAACCGAGTAAGAGGGTCTTATGAGGTGGGGCGCAAGGTAATGGTGCAGGCAATGAAAAAGGCACTCTATGGTGACAAAGGGATGCTCAATTTTGCTGTTGAGCGAATGGAAAAAGACCTAGAGAAAGCAAAATCAAAAGCCAAGGGAAAGGGTAGAAAGTAATGGCCACAAAGGTAGGAGTTGAGCTACGCACAGATTTCACGGGGGATGACAAGAGGTTCAAGCCTGTTGTTGCTCGTAACATCAAAGACGCTAAGAAAACTGGCAAAGCGTGGGAGGATGCCGGCAAGAAAGGGGCAGCAGGTATCGGCAAGATGAAAAAAGCCCTGGGTATGCTTAAAAAGGCGGCAAGCGTTGCAGCCATTGCCGTTGCTGCCATTGGCAAGGAAACCACCGCAACCCGGGATAAGTTGCTGCTGAGTAAAAAAGCAGACATGGGCTTTGAGAATTTCCAGGCCCTTGCCTTTGTTCTGGAGCAATTCAAGATTGAGGCAGATGAGACGGCAGAGATTGTCTTTGAGCTTTCCCGCTCCATTGGTGAGGCAGCACAAGGCGATACCGGCAAGCAAGACGCATTTGCCAACCTGCGGATCTCATGGGAGAAATTTGAGAAACTCAAACCCCTGGAGCGAGTGCTTGCGCTCTCCAAAGCATTGCAGGAGTTACCCGGTGGCAGGGACAAGGGACTTGCTGCCCTTGGTCCCATCCTTGGTGATACGCTATCCACAACGGTCCTGACGGCATTGGGTGAACTAGGACCGGAGAGACTGGCAGCGCAGATGGGTCAGGTGCAAGTCAGGACGCAGGCATCAGGAGAAAAGGCAAAACGTGACGCAGACAATGCCCGGTTAAATTTAAAGAACAGGGCTTTAGAGAGCATAGGAATGTTGTTAGGAAAGGCCCGGGGAGATAAATCCTGGTTAACCAAGGCAAAGTTTTCTGCCGGTGCAGCAATGGGCGCATTTGATCCCAGCATCCGGCCAAAGGACCCGGCAGCAGCAAAGGCAGCGGCAGACCTTGAAAAAAAGAAACTCAAGCTAGAGGAGGAAAAAGCAAAAGAGAGAGATCAGCGGGTGCAGAATTTAAGAAAATTTGGAGGAGGGGCAAAGGACCCTCTGGCTTTACTGGGTATGCAAGGGACGGTCAGCAAGGTCAACCCGGTCCAAAAGGAACTAGTAAAGCAAACAACAACCCTTGATGTGATCAAGGCCCTGAATAAAAAGACTCAATTCAATATTGAGCAAATCGCAGCAATGGTATGAGTGCGCCACATTACATAGGAGATGCCACCTGGCAACGCAACCCCGGGGGGTCTCAGGGGGCCACTGAGGATGGGGTCAGTTTTCATGAGTTGGTCTATGCCGGACGTCTTGACGGGGCAGAGAAATTCATTAAAGATTGGCCAAAAGGCACACCCATAATCAAGGCAGGGATCAGAAAAAATCTGACCCTTATTGCTGCACCAGTGGTGCAGGACCTGGATGGGGTCAGAGGTGAGACAACCTTGCGATTTGAGGGCATTGAGAGCTCAGTTGATGCATCAGGAGACTATAAGGGAGACTCTGGACAATTTACTGCTGAGTGGTCTGCTGAAATCAAGGAGGTCTACTTGCAGCCAAACCCGGGACCCTATAAGCGGGGAAAATACAGCTATCTATCACCCCTGGTCACTTACAATTACGTTGATGAACGCAAAAGGGATTTATTGCCAAAGAAAGAGAGGTTTAGATTTCCCAACCCTTGGGGGGCAACACCCCAACAGATGAATAAACCGGGTCACATCATGCAGGAAATCTGCAAGCCTCAAAAATTGGTAGGATGGATTGACAACGAATCGCCACCCAGGGCAACTGATGATGATGCCTTTTTACCACAGGATGGTGCAGCGGCGGTAACAGGGATCAAAAGCATTGAGCAATTGCACAAGGACAGAGTGACCTTTGCCCGGGGCATTTGGGCCATCACACAGGTCTCAGGGTTTTCCTCAATAAGTCAGGATGGGGAGGATATTTTTAGACACAATGAGTCTCATTGCCTTGAGATTTACAATATGTCTGAGCGCGTCTAATGCCGACCCCACCCAAAGAATCTAAGGTCCCTTGGCGCAAAATCCGGGACAAGTTTGCTGAGATCCTGCGCTATCTCAGAGCAACCAAGCCGATCCCGGGTGGACTCCTTGAGATTACCCCCACGGGGTTTAAGGTCCCTGAGCCGGTCTATCCGGAATACCACGCGCAATTCGAGCCAAGGATGTATTCCTACGCGGACACCTCTGCCAAGCTCTTTGTTAAACCGGGGGTTGTATATGGTCCATATTACAAGGACCCGGGTGATGATGCCGGCATTGACAGATTCCCTCACTTTGACTCTTGGCCCCATTACGTCAACGCATACAATCCGGATGATGGCACATCTATCACCCTTGATGCAGACCGGGTTAACTTGATCTGGCTGCAAGTTAATTGGGCGAATTTCACACCGGCACAAGTTGGGTCTGATTTATTTGATGATCCTAATATCAAAGCGGGCGCAGCCGGTCATGATGATAAGATCAAGTGGGCAATGCAAGCAGAGCATGTATTGCAGGTTGAACACACAGAGGCTGAGGTTGATGGGGAGCCACATGACCACTCATCAACGGCAAATGTCGATGGCGGGCAAGGGGAATACATTTATATTGAGGACGGCACAAAAGATGAGGATGCAACACCCCCAAAAATCAACCCGGGGATCTACACCCAGCTTTATGAGCATAACTGGTATGTACAGCAGGACACAGACGGCAAGCCTGCGGTCTATTTCGTCAAGACATCACATGAGGCCGGCAACGATTGGGTAGGGCAGACTCCAGAAACAATCCCAGAAAACACCAGCACCAAGCAGCACATCCTGGCTGGGTTTTATGTGGTGGACAATTACGGCAACGCCACGGATTGGCAGTGGTTTCTAGAGGGTCCGGTCTGGCTTAACAAGCACCCAAGGGTGGGCTCAGTTGGTTCTGGTGTGCGTAATGACGGGACAACTGAGTCTAGTGACCCACCCGAGCCAACACCTCTGAATGATGAGGCAGCAGTCCAGGCATTACGTGACAAGATCCCAGAATGGCCGGCAGACATAGACTGACCCAATCAATGACCCATAAGGTCACCTTGCCGGCAGGAATACTCTTTAAGGCAGGAATGGTCACCCCTAGTCAACTAGACCCGGAGGTCATGCAGTCAATTGACCTTGAGGGGTGGTTGCCAAAGCACCCGGCAAAACTTGTTCTTTTCAAAGGATCAGCACCCCGGATTGGTGACGGCAATCACCGGTTGTCGTATTTGGCGCAGACTGACAGACTTGACATGATGGTCCCGGTTGAGGTGTGTGGGGTCTGGTATGTTTAGACCCCTATCCTAGACCCTCTGGGGGTTGTAATTTAGGGCAATGAGTGTCCACACGGTAAGCTTTCTAGGTGATGTGTCCATGATTGGCACACACAACTCAGGGTCAGGTGTCTATGTCAGGTCGTCCGCAGCAGCAGATGATGATTCCTGGTATCTATTCGGCAGGGCAACCTCTGACAGTGCCGCTGCCAGTGCCACTCTTGCCGTTGGTAGCAATGAGGGAAAGATTGAGGCACTTAGCTCAACAGCATGGTCTGACCTATACCTTGCCTCTCACCGGTCCAGTGCCACCACAGAAAACAACCTGACCGGGCAGGCAGAGGTGAGGAGCAACAACGGCACTGCGGCAACTGGGACAATTGTGATCTTAAGTCAACCTGGGACTGACACCCTGGAGATTGGGCTTAATGGATTTACTAGGACCTTTAGTTGGACCACTGGCACACCCTCAACGAATGGGCAAGTCAAGTCAGTCTCAGACACTGGTAATTGTGCAATCAATCTTGCCTCTGCAATCAATGACGCTGCCATTGGTGGATCTTATGCATCAGAGGGGACCGACTGGACCAACACAGATGGGGCTAATCCTTACCTGACCGCAACCGTGTCAGGGTCCACAATCACTTTGAGTGATAAAATCGCCTGCTCACGCCAATTGTCATGGGTGACCACGGCAAGTGATGCAACCAAGGTGTCTGTCTCACCTATCCGGGGCGGGGTTGATGGCACACTGGTTGCTGAGATTGCTGCCGGCAATGCAAGCGCATCATCAACCATCATCAGTGGGGTTGATTTGGATGCTGAGAATCAGACCACATCAACGCTGCCACCTGGAATTGCAGGCCCCAGCAACGTGATCCAGACCCGTGGCAGGTTTGCCGTAGACATCAGACTTGCCTCTGCTCCTGATGCTGCTCTTGCCCTCAAGGTTGAGTTGAGCAATGACGGTGAAAACTTTTTCGATGCTCCCACCACAACTGTTGAAAATTTAAATAGTAACCAGACACAGCATTTGGTGGGAGATGATTTATTTGCTGAATTTATGAGGCTCAACGTCACCAGCAATGCCTCAACAGTTGCCAATCCTGCACTCATTAAAGTCATCTCACAAAGCTAGATCATGCGATTAATTTACAACACAGACTCTGCTCGTTTGCAAAAGGGGTTTGATGACACCACCCCGGTCACCATCTCTGAGATACTCCGGGCAGAACGCACAGCAGAGGTCCCGCTTGAGTTGTTCCTTGTAGACAATAATGGTGGATATGACACACCAGGGTCATCAGATTATGAGGTGGTGCTTGGCAGGGCAGGTCAAAAGCTCAACACCGGCATCCTCACCCTGACCTGGACCGGGACCACAGAGGCAATTGATCTTTCAAAACCTAAACTGCGGGAGCGCATCGAGGCAGCATTAAACTCAATAGCTGAGATTGCCACTGCCGGGGGGGTTGACGTTGAGACCCTTGACTCAGGCAGGGCCTACAGCATCACATTCCGGTCAGCAGGCTCAAGGGCAGCAATCACCGCAAGTGTGGCAGAGAGCATCCAACCTGCCGGCGTTTATCTTTCAGAGGCAACAGCAGGCAATGGGTCAACCAAAGAGGTGCAGATCCTGACACTTGAGGAGGCAGCACTGGCAGAGGTGACCACATCAGGGTGGTCTGCCAATAGTGCTCCTGCACTCGCCATCAGCACGATTGTTGAGGGAACTGCAAGCACCCGTGAGGTGGTTGAGGTTTCAGTCTCAAACGATCCTGCACCCGGGTCTTTCTTTGTCCTTTCAGACTCACAACCAATTTCAACAGAGGCAACTGCTGCCCAGGTCAAGGCGATCCTCAACACCCTGCTCAGTGATGACATTGGGTCAGTCAAAAAGACCGGGCAACGCAAGTGGCAGATCACCTACGCCTCAAACGGTGACAAGACTGCACTCTCAGCGGGGTCAGGCAATCTGGTCAAGAGACCATCAGTGACTGCAACCTTGGCATTGACCACAACAGGTCTTGCCTATGCAGCCAAAGAGGACGGGACACCCCTGTCAGTTGGTTTCACTCTGCGCAAAGGTGAGGAGGTTTATTATCAGGAGGACATCACGCTCCTTGAGCCGGCAGCAGAATTGACCAGTAGCTCTGCCCCGCTATCCCCCACCGGGTCCACAGTCTTTAAGCTGGGAGGCACAGACGTTGCACAACTTGAGAATGTGGCCTTGACCGGTTTAAGCTATGACGGCACAACACTCAGCCGGGATGCCTCTGATGTTGCCAGTGTTTTTGGCAGGACCGGCACAGTTGCAGCAACCTCTGGAGACTATACCGCCGCACAGGTGACCAATGCCCTGGACAAAACCGGGGACACTATGAGTGGTGAGTTGGCAATGGGGACCAGCAAGATCACCGGGGTTGGTGATGGCACATCTGCACAGGACGCAGTGACCAAGACCCAACTGGATGCAAAGGCATCAAGCTCAGACCTATCCTCTCACACAGGCAGCACCAGCAACCCCCACTCAGTGACAGCATCCCAGGTGAGTGCAGTGCCGTTGGATGGTGGCGTGACAATCAATGGGTCAATCACAATGGGTGGCACTCTTGATATGCAAAATAATTCTATTTATTACGCTTATCTATACAGTTGTTACCTTTATAGTGATCTTGATGCACAGTCATCCTACAAAGTAACCAATTTAACTGATGGCAGTGCGTCTGGTGATGCCGTCAACAAGGGGCAACTTGATCTCAAGCTTGATTTATCAGGTGGCACAATGTCAGGGGGTGTGGACTTTGGCAGCTACTACATCAGCAACGGCATCTGGTATGGTGGCACATTATCCGGTGACCTTGATGCAAGCAGTGCGAAACTGACCAACCTTGCTGCCGGTAGCAGTGACAATGACTCGGTGCGCTTTGATCAACTGCGCACATCAATCAACACGCAAACCGGGACAACCTACACACTGGTTGCCGGGGATGCCCGGTCATTGGTGAGAATCAACAATGCCTCTGACCACACCTTGACGGTCCCTGATGACCTGATCCAACCCGGCGATCAGATCACAATCATGCGGATTGGGGCCGGTGCAGTTGAGATTGAGGCTGCAAGTGGTGTGACCATCAACTCAGTGGGGGGCAAGAAAAAACTGGCAAACCAATTTAGTGCAGCAACTCTGGTCTGCATAACAAAAGGCACTGGCGCATCTGAGTTTGATTTGATTGGAGATCTGACCTCATAGTCATATGTTTATACCCGCAGGCGTGACGGCAAGCTCAACCACTCCTTATGGTTATGAGTTTTTTGGCAATGAGCCTCTTGCGTGGTGGGACGCAACACTAGAGGAATCTCTGAATATAGACGGGAGCTATAAAGTCTCTGAGTGGAGGTCACGGTGGACTCCGGCAAACTTGGGAGAGGATTGGACACTCTCACAATCAGTTGCCGCTGCCCAGCCTTACTATTATAATCCAGGTGACCCTGATGGGGGTGGGTCTAATACCTTTGACGCTCACAATAGAAAGATAAGCGAAACCGATGTTTCAGCGGATGAACATTGTTTCACGCAGGGTATTGTTGAATTTAAGCGGGGCGGCACTAAGACAGGGCTATTCTGCGGGACTGATACAGACCGAGACATAGACTCTCCGTTGGTGCTGGTTGCAATGTATCAGACAACCTACGGGGCGACACAAGGTATCTGTGGGCAGTCCGGCAATACAAATTGGGATACAGATCGCCAGTGGATGCTTTACAACATCAACCACACCAGCCCAAAAGAGAACCGAGTGATCTGGGCTTATGCACCGACATCCAGTTACAAATATTCCACAAACTGGATAAGCGGAACTTATAACCAATATGACAATCCGGGGACCAATTACGATCAGGTAAGTGGAGTAAGGCTGCCCTCCGACACTAACAAGCCGACTCTCTTCATGAAATCAGACCAAACATATACTTACCCCTACGCCTATGCTAAAGATTCCACGGTAACAGCACCTTTTTTCGTTGGCAATGATCCCCTGGAGACCGCACCCCTCGACGGGTATATTGCCGAGGTGATTCTTTTTGATGTCACAGACTCTGACATCAGTAATGCACAAGTTGAATCCCTTATTTTGCAAATGTGCAAACGTCACAATGTTGATGCAACAAGTGGGACAACTGGATTGGGTTATTAGATGGAAAATTTTTATCTCCATTACACCGGGTCTGATGCACTCGCAGAGGCACAGGCCGCTTGTGATTTGTGCCATGCTCTTGCCTCCCGTTCAGTGGAGGACGGAGGCATTGAGGGTTATGCTGCTGAAAAGTATGCTGACCCAATCAAACACCCAGACCGCAATGAGTGGCTTGTCCCCTTTGATGTTGACCGCGCTGCCCTCGTTGATGTCCCTGCCGATATACAGACACGGCTAGACAATCGGGCAAAGTTATCAATTGCCGAGTCTGAGGGTGCAGGGTTTTTCCCGGTCCCTGATTATGAACCGGAGGGAGAACCGGATCTAGGGGACAATCCCTAGAGCCTGTCTGCAATCTCCGACCCTATCTATGCGATTTAAAATATGCGAATTTTAAAAAGGCTTAGAAAATCCACCCCTGCCCGCAATCCAATCATGAACACACTCGCAAAGCCCCTGATGAAATTCTGCCACTCCAAGATTGGGTGGTTGGTCAACAAGATTGGACTCACCACCTCTGCCTGGTTGGGATCAATTGGCATTGAGTCAGGTGACACCACCTATCAAATTGCTGCCGGCATTGGTGGCCTGCTTTTCATTTCTCTTGAGGTTGCCGTCAAAAAGATTGCTGACAAATTTGTTGGCGATTTCCAACACCGTCACGGACTCACAAAAGATTTCTGGCCCGGGCATAAGACCCGGATCATTGCCAAAGTAGACCCCGCCACTGCACCCATCCAACCTGACTGATCATGAAACCAATATTTATATTATTATCACTCGCTGCCCTCACCCTTTCCGGGTGTGGCATCTCTGCTGACCTGGGCAACCAGATAGGTGACCCAGAGGCATCTTTTGTTGCCGGCGCAAGGCGAGGCATCGGGGTTGAGGTCAAGGGCAGAGGTCACGCAGTTGGGGCAATTGTATTTGCTCGAAAGCTCAACGAGACCCTAGAGGTTGACAGTGAGAAATAACAATGACGGAACTGCTGCCAGCACAAAGACCCCAACTAGGGCAGCAGATAGTCAGGCTCAAGGTGGCGCATCACCTGGGGGATGACGCACAAAAGCAGGTGGTGCTGTTGGGTGTGCGTGGTTATTATCTCAATTCTTTAGGGGTAGCAGGACGCAATGACCGGGGGGTCTATGATGATGCTCTCTTTGTCTGCGCACCTCACTCATTCACTGCATTCAATGCCAACACAGACCCAAGCAGTCAACGCAAGGGCAGCGGGACCGGGGCAGGCAAGGGCATGGCAGTCCTTAACTCTGGCACCTGGCAATATAAACCCGGCCTGCATCGGGGAAAATACCAAGCTTTCAGGCAGGCGGCAGAGGTGACCGTCACCCGGGATGGGGACCCACCCTATGAGGACACCGGGTGGTTTGGCATCAATATCCATAAAGGAGGGTTGCAGACCACCTCATCAGCAGGTTGTCAGACCCTACCACCAGAGCAGTGGGACCATTTCCGCACCACACTCAACAATGAACTAGCCCACCAAGGGCAAAAACAATTCACCTATTTACTCACCCAAGGAGACTGATGACCGTAGAAAAAGACAAAGACAACACCGTCAAACTACCCAAGTGGTTTGTCATCACCATCCTCTCTGGGGCCGTGTCCTTTGCGGGCTTTGCCGTCACTGTCATTGGCAACCATGCCCGTGAGACCAAGGAAATAGAAAACCACAAGGTGCGCATTGATGGCAATGCTACGGCACTGGTCCACCATGCTGCTGACATCTCAGACATAAAAACAGACGTTGCCGTCATCCGCACCCGGCAGGAGGGGACAGATGAGGCACTTGACCGGATAGAGGTCAGGCAGACCGCAATATTAGATAAGCTGTCGAACTAAAGCTTTCCTTTCCCCACCTTGGGGACTTGCTGCTCAAAGATGGTGACATCCTCAATCAATTTATGGACAACCTGTTGCATGTATTGGTTGCGGTTCATTCCTGACTGGGCTGCAAGTTTCTCAACCTGAGCTTTTTGTTTTTTGGTTAGGGTTACAGTGACGTTTGCTCGACCTGGGCCTATGTCATTAGTTGGCATCAATTGTAGGGATGCCGTTTGTGGGATTGGGCATTTTATTTGTTGTTGGTTTTCATTTAGTTGTGCGGAGAGAATTTTTATCAGCATTTATTGACCATTGGTCGAGTCAATTAATTAATTGATATTTCTTATTATATTAAGGCCGGTTACAAACGCAAACTTAATTTGTAATTGCGCCCAG